CCCGCTATTCGCAGATCATCAAGAGGCGTCTTCCAACGTCCCTTCTTGGCCGTTTAGTAGGTCCCTCTTCCAATCCGGAAACTGAAAGGAAGAAGTCCCATCGGCGTAAAGTCGATACCCATACTGCTGTTTGGCAGGCAGTATGGGCTGGTTTCGTTGCCTCTGGTTTGTCTCAACAACATGGTTGTTGGGTAGTCCGCCGCTGGGTTTCCAGATGCGGCCCACGTGGAACTGACTGGATGTCGGACAAGTTGAAGGACTTGTGCGTGTCCCTCCGTGATGTTGCTCTCACGGGTAGGGAGGTCAGTTACGTGTTGGAGATACCCATACCCGTTCAGAAATGGCTTCGACGCCTCTGCGTGGAAGACGTGCACGCCATCCTGGCCTTCACCAGGTGCGCGCGTGCGTTGCCAACCCCCACAAAGGGGCGCATTTCTGAAGGGCTTTACAACCATGCCAAAAATATTGCGGAGCGACACGTATGTCATCCTCTGGTCGAGGAGAGCATCGAAGAATACGTAGCTACACGCTTCCGCAGTAGTTTGAGACATCGTACTTGGATACACCCACCTAGCAGTAAGAACGCTGTTAAGGAGAGCTCGGGTTCGAGGGGGGGCTACGACGAATATCTTCGTGATCTCATCACTGAAGATCTCCATGGTGACCTTTATAGGGTCGACATGGAGGGTCGGATTCTCGAAGCGGCTAGGCGCTGCCGCCCCTTCCCCGGGAAAGACTCTCTCCTCAACAGGCTGCTGAAAGTGGCTCGCGCGGGTCCCTTCGACGAGAGTCAGTACCCCGAATTTTTGCAAGGCTATGGAACCTTGTTGTCGATGGAAAAATTCGGAACTCTCGGCGAGACCTACGAGAACGTGCCTGTGCACGTCGCGACGCCAATTTCTGAGCAGGGCTGCAAGGTGCGTGTCATTACCGTCCCTCCCGCTTGTGTGTTTACTGCAGGCGATCTGGTGCGAAAGGCCGTGTTCCCTCGTCTGATAAAGGACGACAGACGTATTGCTGACTTTCAGGCAAGACGTCAAGACGATGGACGCGTTCACGGTTTCGCAGGATCGTTGCGCGGTGATCTGAACTATCTTAGTGCAGATTTGACTAAGGCGACTGATGGTTTCTATCATGGTGCAATCAAGGCCGTCCTCCGCGGTCTTGGCAAGGCGGGTCTCCCCGACCTGTACCTTGATGCGGCTTCCCGATCCCTTGGCGTCGGTGGGCCGAAGCATTATGTTAGATACCACCAGAAGTCTTTCACCGAAGCACACTGGCAGGAGGTTCTTCTCATACCTGGTATCATCCGTGAGGAGGTGAAAGGTGAGAAATGTGTACGTGTCCCCATGGAGAGGGGATGCCTTATGGGCACTCCGTTGTCGTTCACAATTCTCAGCCTCCTCAACGGATGGGCGTGTGTGCCGCTTGGACCTAACACAGCATTGTGTGGAGATGATGTGCTGTCGGTCACACGCAAATACCAGGTAGAACTCTATAGTGAACGCGTAGTCGCTATAGGTTCTGGATTGCATTCGAAGAAGTCGTTCTGGGGAACTAAGGGTTGGACATTCTGTGAGGTCTTTGGCATTGCAGAAGGTGACAGCGGCAAGTGTCACTGGTACAACCCTTATCCTTTGAAGCAATTCATGAGAGACGGTAATGGGGTCATGGACAAGGGCAACTACGCTCCATCTCAGTGGAAGCGTCTTAGACGCGTTGCCCGTGTCCTGTGTAAAGACGAGCGCGCCAAGGCTCGCAGGCTTAGGCGCCCCCCGGAGCTCCCCACGGCTCTGGGTGGGCTTGGCCACCCGAGTAACCGGGTTGGTGACGTACCTAAGATTGTACGCGCGCAACTTCACACACTGCTCTTTGGAGCAGCTGACCCATCCAAGTACGCTAGACGTGTTGATGTGTTCTTCTCTCCTGCCGACCCTAGGCAGTACGAGATGGTGCGTGACGGAGTAGGGGCTGCTTACGAGTATGATCTCGCTTATAAGTTTGAAGCTCCTCCTACGGGGTCCGTCTACGTTCCAAATCGAGTGCTTCGTGCTCAAGTCGCAAGACTTTCGCACGGCTTGTACTGGGCGCTCGGAGGACACTATAAACCGTCTAGACCAAAGGCTATGAAACCTGGTACGCTCAAGCTCCCGCTCCCCTCTTCCACGCCTATTACCCGGAATACCGGTTGGTCCCTGGTGGCTGGCTGGTGGAAGGATAAGTTGGAGGAGGAGGGCAAGTTTGTACCAATCGACG